CTAATTCGGTTAAATTGTATTTATGATGCCTCTGCAATAAAAAGTTAGTTTTATAATAATTAATTAACTCATCGTGCGAGAGGCATATTAAAAAAAATTGTCGAGTCCTTTAATTTCGATTTCATTGTGTTCGCCACAGGTGCTGCAATCATATTCAATCGTATATTCAACTTGAGGAAGTTTTCGTACCCAAGCGGAAATCTTATTAAACTGCTCACGCGTCATGGATTCGAGAAACCTTTGTATTTCTTCGGCGGGTTCATCGTCGGTTAAAATCTTTTCATCGTCGGTGATGATAGCCTGAATGCAAGAGCCGATAATACTAGCCGCCAAATCTTCGTTTCCGGTTTGAATTTGAGTGTAATTAGGATACCTCATTTCAACGGAAATGTTTTTAGTTAATTCGATGATCTTTTCATCGGTTTCATTAACCGGACATTGAACGTCATCTAAATTAACGATCACCTCGTTTCTTTGTTTGCACGTGTCTTGCGCACAAGGTAAGTATAGAGTAACATTTTCACCAACAGATTTGGCTCGTAGTTTTAGAAAAATGAATTCTAAATCAAACGTGGTTAGATCGCTAACTTTAACTTTATTATTAGTACAAGCTTGAACGGTATCTACAACCGCTTGAAGAATCGCTTCTCGATCTTTACTCTCGTTTGCCATAAGAAGAATCTTTTCTTCTTTGACTAGGTATGGTCTGTATTTTATTTTTTTGCCGGTGGAAGGTATTTTTAATTCATAACTAGGTGTTTCATTCAACAAAGGTAGTGCCATTATTTACTCCATTAACTAAATTTTATTAACGAACTATTAAAAGATATCGATGCTTCCGATTTACCATCAACCGGTTCGCCTTTCCAGTATTGATAAGAAAAATCAACCGACACCGTACTTATCTCACCATCACCTTCGTTCAAGTTTGACGATGTGTATGAGACTGGAAAAGCTCTGTCCAAATACCAATGATAGTTCGCAACTGCTTTGGTTCCAATATCTAGGTCTATGTCTATGTTAATATTGATAGGTCCAAGTTTTTTATCGAACTGCTTGCTAAACAGAGGGTAGCTCTGACCACGTTCTAGTTGATAAATGTGCACTGGTGCCATATATTGATCCGGATATCGAGCTTCCCATCGTCCTTCGATATCGACATACTGAGAGATAATAAAATCATGCCAGCTTTCAAAATAACTTCGAGCTATTTGATCGTTTAAAATTCGAAAGGTCATTGAGACATCGGTGTTGGCATAACCATATGCAGTTTTCTGAGACGAAACACCCATAACTCGTTCTTGAGTAGTCAATTGACGAGACGGTAGAGTTATGTCGCTACACAATAATCCTAGGCCATAAGGATTAATACCGTTGATTGTGGGTAGCTTAACGTAAAAAAGGTTCGCTTTAGTAAATCCGCGTCCCTCTGCTACTAAAGATTTAAACTCGTCGATAGTGCCTAACTTAAGCATTGATAATCATCCTCGAATCTTTATACACTTGTCCTTTGTTGCCTCTCCATTGCGCGGTAGGCAAGAAGGTTGCAATTTCCCATTCTGGCGCTGAAACATATGCCAGTTTGCCTTCTACCTGCGATGTCAGATAATGTTTCCAACATGGACGAAAATATTTTAATTTTGCTGCACGATTCAAGTAATCATAGCTGACGCTAAACTTGGTAGATTCATCAAATTTTTTGTTGTTTGTAATATCCATCAATCCGTCTAAAAATTTAGCTCTTAGCGGGATTGGTAGATAATGTAAATTCATTCCGTAGAATCCTTTTTCCGCAGGCCCTACTACAATAACTAATGGAAATGCGTCCCAATACGGGAGTTTGTCTCTGTGCTTAGCGTCGTAGAAAAACATATACATTCCGCCGGACGCAGTTCGACTTTTTAGCTCGATTGGGTCTTCTTTCATTAGCTGTCTGCGATTGACGCGCATATTCTGCACTTTTTTTCGAAACCAATCTCTCGATTCTTTCGTACGTGGTTGAATACCAGCGCGAAACGCTTCTTGCTCTACTGTTTGAAATAAATTCGACATATCCTTATTTAGCCTTTCTACGGTAAGGTTTTAAAGATTTTGTAGATTTAGGTTTGATGCCCTTTTTGTCTAAGTCATCTTCAGTCCAAATTTCGAAGTTCCATTTGTTGTCTTTGCATATCTCTTTGGCTGCTTCCCATTTATTAACGTTTTTTATAAAAGTGTATGCTTCTTTCATGTATTGTTTGGTGCGCCTTTTTCCGGCAGGAGGTGCTGTTTCTTTTTTCGGTTTTACTTCTATTAAAGATATGCTGCCGTCTGCCCACCAAACTTTAAAGTCGGGATAGTAGCGATGCCACGTTCGATCCGCTTCGTAGAGATAGGGTATTACAACTTCTTCACTAGACCAAAATTTAACTTTAGTACTGCTATCGAAGAACATCATACAGTATTTTTCCCACATACTTCGATAAATTATTTTAGTAGGATCGCCTTTATATTTCTTGGGGTTCTTGCTTTTATATTTTCCAGAATATGCCATATAATCACTATAAATAAAACAAAGATTATTTAGCGAGACAACAATGGCAACTGTAGCCCCTCACCAAGCAAAAGTCGGCGATAAAATTTCACAAGCGGACTTGGTTAAATTGCTTCAAGACCCAAATCGTCCTAGAGAAGAGAACGGAGAACAAGTTCTCGCGCAAGAAACAGCCGCTGAAAAAGAAGACACCGACAAAGGTCCTACCAAAGAAGATTTACAGAGACAACGGAATTATCGATATCCTCTCAGTCTTTCTGAAAGTTTTCCTGCAACCATTATATTTAAAGTTATCAAAATTGACGGTGTAGATCATTTCGAAACAGCTGGTATTAAAAAATTATATAATCAGGCTAAAGAAGTGCTGGGGTTCGCTGATAAAGAATCAGAATCCGTTGCAGATCAAAATGTGGATCAGGATACTAAAGCTAAAATTGTTGCGGACAGTAATGAAAAACCAAAAGAGCTTGTTAGCTATGAGAATAATACTGGCGGCGAAGAAATGGGAAGAATCACATTACCTTTGCAGAATCGTTTATCTTATTCTGATGTTGCCAACTACGATCCTAACGCTACCGTTGGAATTTTGGGTGGACTGGGAGAAGATTTGGCTTTAGGTAGAAACCCGTTTGAAGGAGCAAACCAAGGAGGCAGTCTGACAACTGCAGCGGGAGCGCTGGCGGCTCAAGCTTTAGCAAAAGTTGCGGCTGCTGGTGTTGGTTTCGGTGCTGGTGCCGCTGCTTCTAAACTCGGAGGAGGTATTGTGGGTGGTTTAGTTGGCGGTAGTCTAGGAGAAGGTTTAGGCACTGCCGCACAATCAGCTACTAGAGTTGCAACTGCGCCTAATTATAGAACCATGTTTCAAAACGTTAGCATTCGTGCTCCATTTGTTTTTGATTTTAAATTGGTGCCATCTAGCAGCGAAGAGATGTACGAAATAAAAAACATTGTTAAAATGTTTCGCGAAGAATTATATCCGGAAAAAATTACTGCTGGCGCTTCCGGAGTTCCGATAGCTTATAAGTTCCCCAATCTTTTTGAAATTGAAGTTCGAAATAGGTTTGGAAGTAATCCTGGATTTAAAATCCAGCGTTGTTATTTAAGAGAAGTTCAAACAACGTTTAACGAAAATTTTGGTATGATGGCGGATGGTAATTTTAATTCAGTTACGCTCTCATTATCTTTCGTAGAAATTGTTGCTCTCGACAAACAAAAAGTAAGCGATGGTGGGTATTAATAATGTCTAGTTATTTTTCTAATTTCAAAAAGGTTTTATACTATTTTGGAGACGAAACTACTCCGGTTGCCATTCAAAATCTTTCGAAGTATGTTCCACTAATAGATGAAATTGCTGATGAGATTTCTGCTTACATTGAATATGAAATAGGAGATTTTGAACGTCCGGATAGTCTTTCGCATCGGCTGTATGGTAACAGTGAATACGATTGGACTTTTTTCTTAATGAATGATAAATTGCGTGAGGGCGGCTGGCCTTTAACCAAACAGAATTTGTATAAAGCTGCCTCGGAAAGATTTTTTCCTGATTGGACAATTAATTTGGGTATTGAAACCGCCGACTCTGCTTCTGAATTGGCCAAAATTTATCCTGTAGGACAAGAAGTAAAACTTGGCAACTATGACATGATAGTAAAATCGAAAAATGTACAAATAGGAACAATTACTGTTCAATCTCCATATTATTCTATTGATAGTGATTTTAGTCAGGAAGGGGTGTTACGATACAGTGAGGATTTTTCAAATCAAAAATTAGTCACTGTCACTAGAGAAGTGTTCGGCGTAAGACACTATGTTGATGATAGTGATAATCAAAAAGATTATTTTTTCAGCAATGAATTGCTCACACCAATTACTAATTTAGAATGGCTTGAAAGCGAAAACGAAAAATTAAAAAAAATAAGAGTCATTAGAAAAGACACTGTAGAGTCTGTAGTCGGCAAATTTAAATCCCTAACAGGATTGTAATATGAAGTCTTCTTTTAGCATAACGGAAGCCATTATTATTTTTAATCGAGCAGACGGCAGTCAGCTTGAGGTCGATATTCGCAGCAATTTAATTGAGTTTAAAACCTTTGAGCACATATCGAAATGTTATGTTGATGCTAATATAACATTTATTGATGATTTTGGTATGCGAGACACTTTATCCGTTCAGGGCACTGAAAGAATAAAAATATCAGTCGGTGATCCAGAAGACGATTCGGTAATACTTTTCGAAAAATACTTTTTCTTTTTAAAAGTCACCGACACTAAAAAACTTAATGAAAAATCTGAACTAGTGTCTATAGATCTCGTAGAAGAACACGTGTATGTAGATTCTGTTAAAAATATTAGCAAATCATTTACGGAAACGATAGAAACTATCATCGCAAATATTGCTCAAAACGAATTAGGAAAATCGGTAAAACAAATAGATTTGGAAGGATCTGCTCAAGGAACTAGGAAAGTAATAGTTCCATATTTAAGTCCTCTGGAAGCAATTAATTGGGTGTTGACTAGAGCAACTACTAGAACCGGAGGACCATTATATTTGCGTCCTTCATTATTTTCAAATGATTTATTTCTTTCCGATCTTGATTCTTTATTAAAACAACCGCCCATCAATGAATCTTTACCTTTAAGATATTCAGAGTCTATTAGAAGCGTAGATGATAAAGATGTTGATTTGGCGGATTATTATGAAATAGCAACATTTCGCGAACAAAATCAAAACAATATGATGCAGTTGTACGAAGAAGGGTGTATTGGCTCGTCATATTCTAATTTAGATGTCGGGACCGGAATACCTGTTTCTACTCACATTTCTGTTAGAGATGTAGTAGATGAATTTTATTTGAACGATTTAATTTCAAAAGACGCTAGTCAATCAATGTATGATCCTACCTTATTAATAGGTGAAAGATTGTCTGACGAATATGACTCGCTAAATGTATTTCAAGTTACTTCTTCTAACACGTATAATCAATTTTTGAGCATTCATGATGAAGCAACTCTTCTTGATAAAAGTGGTAATATTATAGAATCTCGTTTGAAAGTTAAAAACAAAATTATTAGAATGATGTTAAAAAAGAACGCCATTGATATTGGAATCAACGGAACTTTTTTGTTCGAAGCAAATGCAATGGTTGGCATAAAACTTCGTGTTTTATTTCTGAACTCTAATACAGCAAATTCTAACAAAAGCACTTTTGAGCAAATAGATAAAGCTAAAAGTGGAGACTACATTGTTCTAGCTATTAATCATATATTGAACGAAGACTCGCATAACTCAATTCTTAGAATATCTAAATTAGCCGAATTACCAAAAGATTTTAGTTTATGAACATATTAAGACCAATACAAAAAGAATATTATGGAGATGACCATAGGTGGTGGCTTGGTTATGTAATCAATTCTTCTCCACCCGCTGGTCTCGAAGGTAGGGTTAAAGTTAGGATTGTAGGTGTGCACAATAAAGACACCACAGAAATTCCAGAAAAAGATTTACCATGGGCACAAGTATTAATACCAACCACCGAAGGAGGTTCTTCAGGTGTCGGTAGAATACCACAACTTCTAAAAGGCGCTTTTGTTTTTGGCATATTTTTAGACGGTGTTAGTTCACAAATTCCTTTAATTATTGGATCTTTGCCGCACACAGAATTACCCACTACAGTACAAAAATCTAGAAAGAAAGAATTAGACGGAAATAAGTTTTTTTACGAACAAACACGAATTCAGAACGTGGTTGCTTATCCTTTGTTTGATGACGAGAACCCAATTGGTGATGTAGGAATTAGAAGACAGCAGTGTGTTAAATTTTTTCTAGATAATGGTTATAGATTAATTCATGCTGCATCGATTACCGGAGCTTTACAGGGAGTTTCTAACTTTGTTACGGTTACTGGTAAAGGTCAAGAAGGTATTGGTGGCTGGACTATAGGATCAGTTACCGACAGTAGGTACACAAACCTTTTAAAGTTTGCTAGTAACTATAACCCGTCTCTAGATTGGAAATTGTTTTCAACACAATTGCAATATGTTTTATTTGAGCTTAGAACTAAATTTAATTTAGCTAATAGCAAGCTATTAGCAACAGAGACAATCAAAGACGCTAGTGAAATTATGAATAAGTATTACCTTAAACAAAATTCAACTACAGATCAGATTGCACAGCGGACATATGACGAGGTCTTAAGCATATGAGTGAAGAAAATAAAAAAGAAGAACTGAGCAATCAAGTAAAAACTGCTTCAGAATCTTTTAGTACTTCTGCGGTTACAAGTGCTGCTGAAACCGCAAAGAATACAGTTAATAATGCGTCTCAAAACGTTTCGGGTCAAATTGCGGGTGCCGTAACTGGAGGAATGGAAAGCCTAACTCAAAAATACGATGCGTTCAAAGGCGAACTTACTGAAGCTAAAGATACGGTTGAAGGTTTGCTTAGCGGTGACACAACTAGCCTGAAAAATATGGCCAGCGATATGGTCAATAAAGCTTTGGGCAATCTTCTTGGTAAATTAGGACCGAAGGTTGAAATTTCATTTAGCGAGCCGGATTCTTCTGGTGTTGTTACTCCTCTCACATCAACGGT